TTGGCTACTACGTTTACTCGTCGTATGCCGATGCCGTACTCGCAGGGGTACTAATGGCCCAGAGTCCTGAACAACAAAAACAGTATCATGTTACTAAGTCGTTCAAGGCTCTGAACACCAAAGCCAACCGTACGGCTATTGATGAGTCAGAGTTTTCTTGGATTGAAAACGTACAACCTATTGGGTTTGGTAACCTTAAAGTTGTTCCTCAATCTTCAAATGTTGGTGTTACTTGGTCAAACAATGTCACAGAATTGACCAATGTTAACATCACCAACACAGACTATATTTTGGCTTTTCAAGCCAATGGTGGAGCCGAAGCATATAATCTGACTAGTAATTCTATTGTAACCATAGCCACCGCTGGAACCTTTACGGGTACTGGTATGAGGGCCAAACAATGGAAAGACGAACGTGCGATCATTATTGACCCAAATAATGGTTATTATACTTGGGATGGTGCGAATCTTATTACTATTGGCTCTGTTGGTGGCATTGGGATAACCAATGTTGGATTTAATTACACAGAAGCCCCGATTGTAACTATTTCTGCTCCAAATCAAACAAATGGCAAGCAAGCAACGGCTGTAGCGTCTATTTCTAACGCTGCTGGCACTATTTTGTCTGTGCAGATTGATAACATAGGGTCCGGCTATACAACACCTCCAACGGTTACTTTTGCGCCACCTGCAAGCCAATTTGGTGTTACTGCACAAGGTTCTGCATCAATTCAAGCAGGTAATGTTGTTGTTATATCTGTAACTAATCCTGGTTCTGGTTACACATCTGCGCCAGCTATAACGATTTCAGGCGGTGGAGGCTCGTCAGCCAATGCTATTGCTAAACTTGGGTCCGGTATTGTCACATCAATATCGCTTACAGAAGCGGGTAGTGGATATACTTCTACCCCTACCGTTACAATATCTGGTGGCGGCGGAAGTGGTGCTACTGCTGTGGCTGGGTTTCTTTCTTTTGCAAAAGGAACTGTCGGACTCCTCGTCACGGCTGGAGGGTCTGGTTATTCCTCACCCCCAACTGTAACCATTTCGGGTGGTGGTGGATCTGGGGCTAACGCTGTTGCTATTGTCAACGGCGGCGCAGTTACGTCATTGGTTGTGGATAACCCTGGCTCTGGTTACACAAGCAATCCAACGGTTTCGTTTTCAGGCGGCGGAGGTAACGGAGCATCTGCTATTGCTCTTGCAACCGTTGACCAGAATGTTGACATTGCCTCGTTCCAAGGCCGTGTGTGGATTGCACAGGGGCGTACGGTCTTCTATTCGGCTGCTGGCCTGTACAACGACTTTGTGAGCGTTTCGGCTGGTAACATTAACCTTGCTGACGATACGCTGCATAGCAACATCAAGTCGATCATATCGGCTAATAACTTTCTGTATGTGTTTGGTGAGAACTCGATCAACGTGTTTTCTGACGTTCGGGTGAGCACGACAGGGGCAACCCTGTTTACCAACACAAACGTGTCTGCGTCGGTCGGGTCTAGGCGTATTGACGCTATTTTTCCGTTTTTCCGGTCTTTGTTGTTTGCTAACGACTATGGCATTTATGCCCTTGTAGGGGCGACAACCAGCAAATTATCGGACGCTTTGGACGGTATTTACCCGTTATTTGACTTTACCAAGCCCGTTACGGGCGGTCAGGTGTTGTTAAACAACATTCTCTGCGCCGCTTTTCAGTTCTGGTACAATGATCCTGATAGTGGCCCAAGACCTATTCAATGCGTCTTTTTTGACAAAAAATGGTTTATTACCAGCCAAGGTACGCTTAACTATTTGACTTCATTGGCAAATGGCGGTGGCGTTTTCCTGTATGGAACCAACCAGCGCAACCTACTAAAATTGTATAACAATTCCACATCAAACATATCTAGCAATCTACAGACGGCTTTGTGGCCTATGGGTGACGTAATTCGGGACAAACAGGCTCTAAAATTTGGCGTTGAAGCAATTTTGTCTCAAGATGGCATAATAACTATAACTGTTGATAGCGAAAAAAATACAGGCAACGCTGGTGTTTATAGCGTTGGAAATTACATAATTTGGCAAAATAACTCTTATTTTACAATACCTTGGGTTAATAATTCTAACAATACAATCCAATGGTACGCCAACTATCAAGGGTATTATCTTTATAAATCAGATGCTCAACAGTATGGAAAATATTTAGGACTTACGTTACAATCTAACAGTGCAAACTTTACTTACAGCACATTTGAGATGGAATACGAACGCAGGGCAAGATTCTAATGACCGTACCTTATACATTTGCAACTGCAACATCTCCGCTTCCTTTATCGCAGCTTGATGCGAATTTTGCTGCTGTTGGTCAGTCCGCTAACATAGCTTATACATATCCTTCTTCTAATGCTGTTGTTCGCACAGCATCTGCTAAGATGTCCGAAATTTTAAGCGTTAAAGATTTTGGCGCAACTGGTGATGGCACAACAGATGATACTGCAACAATCAATTCTGCAATTTCTTCAGCTTCTTTAAGCGGATATACATTGTATTTTCCGCCAGGAACTTACAAAATTACATCACGTTTGACCTTTGATATAAGTAAATTTTCGGTCAAAGGTGATAGTGCTGTATTGGACGGTTCTAGCAGTGCAACAGGTCTTTTGCGTGTTTATGGAACGCAAAGCTATCCTGTAGACGAAAGAACAAACATTTTACATTCAATCAGCGGAATATATTTTAAAGGATCAAATACAACTGGTGTAACTCTAGTTCAAATTGGGGAAACTGGGTCAACTTATTCAGGATCAGAAGACATTTTATTTGATAGTTGTGTTTTTGCTTATGCAGGGACACTTATAAAATTTGTTGACAATGCTTGGAGAACTAAATTTGTTAATTGCTCTTTAATTTTTCCTCTTGATTATTATGTCAATTTTAATGCCCCATCAAATGCGGGCGAAGTTATGGTGTTTGAAAAATGCTGGATGGTAAACGGAGACACAGCATACATATATTTAAATAAAGGACAATTTTATTTTAACAATTGTTCATTTCCTGGCGGTGGAGTTGGCCTTTTTCAAATTTTAGGCGACGCGCATGTTGTGGTTTCTCATTCAAACATTGAAACGCAACCAACTTCTGCAAGCCAAAGACTATTTAATGTATCTGAAAGCGCCATGTGTGTTATTGATGGGTGTACATGGGTATTTAACAGTGGTCCGTATTATATAGCACCTGTTTTGGCAAATGATTCCGCTGGTATAAAAATAAAAAATTGCACAATTCCTTTTTGGGGAACAGATATTCAATCTCAAGTAACAGATGGTATTAAATCACTTGTTTTTGGAGCGTCTCCATATGTGTCATTTTCTGATAATTACATAACGGGCACAGGCGCACCAAATCAAAATACCATTGCTGTTGCTGGTCAAGCATCTAGTATTTTATATAATGGTGATGCTGAAACTGGGAATACAAACGGTTGGACTGCTGTAAGTTATGGTACGTCAGGTTCTTCAGTTGTAGCATCTGCAAGTGCTGCTAAAAATGGTTCTTATGGTTTTAGAGTAACTTGCGTTGCAAATGGTGGAATAAATTTTTCTCAAACTTTAAATGTTGGAGATGCTGTTGGCAGAACGGTGTTGGTGGGCATGTGGACTCGTGCTGTTGCCGGAACTGGAATTGTATCTTACCCAGATATTTATTTTTATGCTGCTGACGGTACTCAAATTAGCAATTTAGGAACTATGTCAGTAGCGGGAACAGCGACATCATGGGCATGGATTGGTGCTTATGGAGTTGTTCCAGCAGGAACAAATACAATTAAAATGAATATCAATGGTCAATCTCTTTCTGGTGGTTGCACAATTGATTTTGATAGTATCATTCTTAACGTCATATGATTATAAAGTAGGGTTAAACATGGGTATTCAAGCGTTTACACCAATGGGAAATACGGTGACGTTTACAGCGGCAACCTCCGCTCCTACGCCCGTGCAGTGCTTATCAACGACCATCGGTGGTACGCAATACCGTGTTATTAACAGCGGCTCTGTCGTAGTTTTCCTTGGTTTTGGGGACACTTCAAGCCAAGCATCCGGCAATGCTGCAATTGTTACCTCAACTGGTCGAGCTTTCCCCTTGCTTCCAGGCACTGACGAAATCCTGACGTTTAACGCTAACCAGTACTTTACTGGTATTACGGCAAGCGGGACGGCTGTTATTTATGTGACACCAGGAGATGGCATGTAATGTTAAAGACAGCTTCATCAGCAGGTGGCGGTGGTGGTAGCGGCACAGTTACCTCTATTGATGTTAATGGTGGCACGACTGGTCTAACAACCAGCGGTGGGCCAGTTACAACATCTGGTAACATAACAATTTCTGGCACTTTGGTTGTTGCTAATGGCGGCACGGGAGCCAACACAGCATCTCAAGCGTTAACTAACCTTGGTGGTATCGGCATAGGCAAGGCCATCGCAATGGCAATTATCTTCGGAGGCGGCTAATGGCTAATCCTAATATTGTAAACGTATCAAGTATTTACGCTAACACAGCTTGTTTTTCAGCAGGTGCAACGCCAACCACTATTGTGACAAATGGTGCTGGTAGCAACTCTGTTTACAAGATTGACGGTTTGTATTGTGCAAACAATGACAACGCTTCGTCATATAACATTACAATTGATATTTATCGAAGCAGCACGGCTTACAATGTAGCGTCAAACATTACTATTCCTACTGGTGCTACTTTGGATATTTTGTCCAAACAATTGTGGTTGTTGGAAGGTGATTCTCTTCGTGCAACTGCTAATGCTGCAAGTAAAATTACCATTACATGCTCTTATGAGGTTATTAGCTAATGTCTACACGGCGCAATGGTGGCATTATTGGTCCTCAAAACCGCACAACAAGTGTGGGTGCGCCTGGCGTTTGGCATTTAGATGATAATCAAGAATCTGTTGGCGCTCGTACTTGGCCTGGTTTTTTTGCAACCGTTCCAAACGCACCAGCTATTACAAGTTTAACAGTTAATAGCGCGTCCTCCGTTTCTGTAGGATTTACACCTGGTTATAATGGTGGATCTGTTATTACTTCATATACTGTTATTGTTTATCCTGGTGGCGCAACATTTTCTGGAGCGTCTTCTCCTATTACTTGCACTGGATTAAGCGCAAACACTCTTTATACATTTTCTATTTATGCAACTAATGCTGTTGGTAATAGTGCGCTCAATACATCACAAAGTATTTATACTGCTTATACAGTAACTTATCTGATCGCTGCTGGTGGTGGCGGAGGAGGCGGTTTTAACGGCGGTGGTG